TCACCGTAAGCTACTACCCACCAGACTAGATATGGTAGACCCCATGACTCAGCAGCTTCTATAGTTACTGGGATTTTATCCATGCCTTGCTGAAAGAACACAACCATTAAAGGTATTCTAATTAACCAATGACTAAACCCTGCGTCTGCCATCTTTCTTAAAAAATTCATTCGTGTTCTCCTCCTATTCCTCGTGAGTTATAATTCTGTGGCGCATTATATTTTTCTGCACTATCATAGACTATAGCTGTAATAAAAATACCAAAGACTACTAACAAATGCCCACCTGCAGATACACCAAATGCATATGGGTTATTTATTATTGCTGCAAAGATACCACTCCACATTACAGATAGAATTGAAAATACCATCAGACCTAATTGGGGTGGTAGATTACGTAGTGGAGAGTTTTTTATAGTCATTATACTTTTCCAAGCATCTCTCATACTCAGAATAGTTTTTGCCCATCCTATGGGTGCTATGTTCTTGCTCATATTTTTTACCTTTTCAAATTTTACTTTAGTAGGGTAATTAGCATCTGCAATGTCACGAAAATCTATTGCATCATATAGATTATGAAATTTTTTAACCACCTTATGGTCTTTAAAATATGCTGTTACCTTATACATTTACTTATCCTTTACGTTTACATTACTTGGATTGTATTGCTCACCATTATACTTAGAACCAGTAGCATTTTTACCACTCTCTACACCGTTGTTGCATCCTACTACTACAACCATGAGAAATATAACTGAAACAATTAATACTCTTTTAGTCCAAAGTATAAACTCTTCAAATGTTTTATTTGCTTCTAGCTCTGCTTCTTCTCTTGGAGTCATGCTTCAGTCTCCTGTTAATATATTAATTGTTTTAATTGTCATCCCATCTATATCATAAATAAATTGTTGTAAGGTTTCGTTTACCTCTTCTTTTATTTTACCATCTACAGGAACAGGATATTCATCTTCATCTATTTTTAAGGTCAAGAACACTTTGATCTGCATCTAGTTTCTCCAAGTAGTAATTCATATACCAATTTGCTTTTCGTAAGTCCTCAACTTTATTCTTGTAGTTCTCACGCCAAGTATACTTCATATTGTTACCTTTGATATACCCTTTAAATTCTTCGGGTGTTAGTGCGGCATGAATGGCTTCTATGCATTCGATACCTGCATGATTATAGTGTGGTGGTTTGTTTACATTGTCTGCCATACTTTCTCCTATTGCTTATTACCAAAATCTAAATGTACTACGTTATCTTCATTGTGTGTTACCGTAGGTTTACTAGTACTTTTTAACACATTTTCATGGAACTTGTAAAGGGTATTTCTAAATTTAATATCCTCTTCCATAAGAGGTACGGAAGCCAACATAAGATTAGTTAGTAAGTCTATGTGTTGATAGTCATCATCATTAAGATAGTTCTCATCAAGTGTCATATAACCAACTTTTAAATCTCCTGACCACATATCATCCGCATCTAATACTGGTGTTACTCGTATAACGAAATCATTTGGTTCGAAGTCTACAAATATTCTTTCATCACCTTTCATGCTACTTCCTTTCTATCTTCTTTAGTGGGAAAGCAATCAGGTCTGGATGATTATCTTTTCCTTTTTCTTTTAACCACTCTAACGGTACAACTCTATCTGCATACATAAACTTATTACGATCACACCAGAGACTGTAGGTTGTCTTTGCCCCTTTACTTAGCTTACGTCTGGAACTCTCAAACACAAAACGTATGTCTAGCTTGGGGTGTTGCTTCTTAATGAGCTTATGTTTCCTACGATCATCTGATGTGAACCGTCCTTTAGTTTCTATTATGATGCCGTTAGGCAACACAAAGTCTGGTGTATATGTGCGATACATCAAGTCTTCCCACTCTATCTTGAGAGCTTCGTACTTGATAGGCACATTGTGTTCTACAAGATAATCTTTTACCTTTATCTCTAGCCCACTTCTATAGCCATACTTTAATGCTGCCTGAAACTGCTTACCGTACACTTGTTACTCCTGTAATTTAATGTATGCTACAGTCTTAGGCTCACGTGCTTGTGATACCTTGGATGGTAGCTCTTGCATATCAGGCCAACACTCAAAGCGATAGTCACAGAACTTGCAGCTATCATTCAGTACCATGTTGCCACTAGGCTTACCTCTGTAAGTCTCAGGTACAGCTTCAAAGCAACGCTCAAATACATTGTCGTTAACTTTTTCTACTGTATCTTTTATTTTGCCAAGCTCTTCATCCATGTTAATGTCAGCAGGTACATATTTAAAGCCACCGTTTGCTTTATTCACTACCCACCATCCACCTGCACGTTTGCCAGATGCTTTGGCATAACCTGCAAGCTGACCTACATACCCAAATGAATCTCCTTTGTATAAGGTATCATAGGAATCAAACTTGTTACGGTAAGACCAATCAGAAGCTGACTTGATATCATCAACTGCACCATCTACGATAAGATCATAACTGCCAGAAACAGTAGTATCATTACTATCTCCCACTGTAAGGCTAACTTTATCAGTGTCTTCATACTCCACACCAGACTCCGTAAGCACACCTTTAAAAACAGCTTCAACTATATCTCCTAACATCATATTCATAACAAACGTAGTTGGTTTTGGTAACGCAGTCTCAGGTTTATTCTTGTCAAACCAGAGTTGACAGGTAGGACGACCAATGTTGGACATCCGTAACCTGAAATCACCACGTGATTTACCACTACCAAACTGGCGTATGACTGCATCAGCCACCTCTGCACCAATTCTCTTAGCTGTTTCTTCAGAGAAAGTAGTCTTTCCCTCTACAGCATCAGACATAAACTGGTGCAGTTTTAGTTCAGCAGGATGGTGCATTATGCAAAGTCCTCTTCATTAATGTCAATGAACTCTTCAACACCTTCCTTGTCTACATCGTCATGCTTATGGGCATTCTCATCCCAAGCATTTGATATGTACTGATTATAGTTTGTCACCCATGCTAGGAAGTTACCTAGTGTTTCCTGAGTAGCATCATCCAACTCCAGTGTAGTCTGCAAGTCCAGTGCAGTCTCTGGTAGATAGAAGCTATTACCATTTGGTAACGACTGTTCTGCTGTAGTAGCAGTAAACGTATGCTGAGGTGGTAGCCTACGCATCTTGCCTAGCTTGGTGAATATTGTACCAATAGACTTAAATGCATCACGATTCTCTACTTCCCAGATGAATGGTGTAGAGGATAGATCAACAGATTTACCTGCTGCATCTACTGGATCAACCAACTCCACTGTCCCAAACACAACACGTACACGCTTGATCTGTTTAATCAAATCTTGCATGGACTCAGGCAGTGCCTTGAAGTCCTGTATGTATCCTGCAGGTTTACCACAGTTGAACCCACCGTCATTGTCCTTGAGGTCAATGTTCAAGTTGTCAGCCATGACAGTCTTGATGTATCGGTTAGGTGTATTCTCATTACCTTTTACGAAACGCTTGTACATAAACCTTTGTACGAATGGGCGAATGATTGCCTTAGATGCATAGTAAGTTGGGCCATCAGGTATCTCCAACCTGTATGTACCACCCTCAACGACTTCAACCTTCTTGGTCTTACCGTTTACATCTGCCTCACCCATGATAGGTGAGTGTGATATACGCAGTCGAGCAAGTGTAGATGATTTCTCTGATTGCTGATTGTCTACCGACATACCCATGAGCTTTGCCATGTCTGAGAAGTTTGTATTTATTGCGACTTGATTCATATATAGTCTCCTTTTCTACTTTACGAATTTATAGTTTTATCATGCAACGTCTTTTGTGTCAAGCCAATTATTACCTATTTTAGCTTCTAATAATAATGGTACATTAAAATCTATGTTCCACTTCTTATTGACCAACGATGTTAGCATTTCATTAGTTCTGTTTATTACCTTGAGTACCTTTTCTGTTTCGTTAGGATGTACATCTATCACAATACTATCATGCACTGTGTTAACGATGCATGACTCCATCTGATTTACACCCATTAGCTTATCTATGTATATCAGAGATATAGGTACAATGTCAGCAGTGGCAAACGATTGGACAGGATAATTTTTAATCTGTGTGAAATATGTCACACCACCAAAGCGTCTACGTTGTACATCAGGGAATGCAAACTCACGACCAGATGGTGTACATATCTTGCCAGTGTTCAATGCTTCCTTGGCGAGAGCCTCATGCCACTTACCTATACCACTATACTTCTTAGTGAACTGCTTGTAGTATGCGGCCTCTGCTTGGGTACGTCCAAACCCACTAGCACCATACAAAGGTGCAAAGGTATGTTCTTTAGCATCCTGACGTGATATAGGTTGCCCTGCATCAGAGATAACTTTAGCTGTATAACTATGTACATCAAAGCCAGTAGCCACTTCATTGAGTGCAGTCTGGTCTTGTGATAGGAATGCAGCAACTCTAAACTCCAACTGTGCAAAGTCAGCTTCCATGATCTGACCACCAACCCATCGTGACTTGAACACACGCTTCACTGGAAACGTACCACCACGTGGCATGTTCTGCATGTTTGGATCTGCCCCTGATAGTCTACCTGTACCTGTACGGTGTTGTAGTAATCGTACATGTAGCTTACCATCTTGTTTGGTGTGTGTGGCTATGCCATCAATAAAGCTACTCAGGTAAGTCTCTACGGCACTCAGTCTACGTACACTCTGTAAGAATGTCTCAGCTTCTGTCATACCCTTACTACGTGCAATGCCCTCAAGAAATACTAGGCTGTCTTTACTTGTAGAGAAACCACTGTGGCTTACCCACTTAGCTGTAGGTGGGAAGAACTTTAGCCCTGCTATATTAGTTGAGTTGGTATACATAAATCCAGTAGCATCACATGTAGTACATTTATTAGTACGTGCAAACGGAGTACCATCTTTCTTTGTCTTACGTACTTGACCTGTACCATTACAGGTACTGCACTGCTTGGCTTTTTGTTTGTATAAAACATCACTACTACTACGTACCTGTCTCTTATAATCCTGATCATCCATACGTTCTTCAAACAACTCTGACCAGAACTTCTTGTCCTTTGGCTTGCGGCTGTAGATAACCCATGATAACTGCTCTGTGCTACCAAGATTGATTGGACGATCACCCATCAAGTTATGAACTTGTTCATCTAGTTCAATTACTAATTGATCACGCTCTGTTTCATACTCTTGACGCACACTATCAAGCGCATCAAGATCAACTGCAAATCCACGTTGGTATATGTGGGCAAGATGTTTTGCCAATTGATTAGTCAACTTCACAGTATCCTGCAATGGCATATGCTCCTCATACATACGTAGCTTTGTATCAATGTGATTATACAGTTCTTGTGTTGCGTGTATATCCGCAGAACAATAGTAAGACAAATCTTTGTGGTTCATGTTATGTACAGTGTTACCTGCTTTGAGCCACTCTTTCATAGTGTCTTGCTTCTTTGTATCTAAATCATACCGTTCTGCACACGCCTCAAGTGATAGAGGTTGTTTCTGCCCACGCTGTAATATGTACTCACCCAACATGGTATCAAAGATTTCACCTTCATAGGTAAAGCCTGACTCCCATAGCCACACTAGATCGTGTGCAGCATTGTGCATTATGAGAAGGGAAGCCTCGTCCAGTTTCAATTGAACGATGGCTCTCCCCTCTGTGGTAGGTTGTTGCTCTTCGTGATCGAATGTTACAAGGTCTTCGTTACCAAGATCATCTAGCATACCCACCATAACTAAGGTATTCTCTGGTTCGAAAGGGTCAAGGTGTAGCTTGCCATTTCTTTTTACTGTTGTGTGTTCTGTGTCGAGGGTCAGTTTCATTGTGTCTCCTAATAGTCTGCGGTTACTATTTCGTGTGTTGCATCTATTACTAACTCATTTGAATAGTAATCGTCAAGTGATTTCTCAAATTCTTTTCTGTTACCTTCATCATCTAATGCTTGCACTGCTTCTTTCAAAGTTAACTTGTTACGTTGCATTGCTGCAATTAATTCTACTTCTTCTAAAATTGTTTTACTCACCATTGTTCTTCTCCTCTCGTTCTTTTGCTCGTTGACGTTCCTCAAAACTGAATGGTCTGATGTCATTGTAACTTGTTACTTTATCAACAGACCTGTTTGTATAGAAGTCTACGATTACACCAGTGTTCCACTTGGCGCACTCTTCCTCTGCCTCTTTCATATTGTCAAACAGCTTGGGCTTGGGGTAGTTTACAAAACCATGTGTATTCTCTGGCACATACATGATGTCACCATCTACATCAATTACTACTGCTAGTTTCATTTAATTCTCCTATTCTTTGATATGCTTTCTGTAGTTGTTCTTGTAGTTCTTTTATATTTTGTTTAAGAGTTTCATTTTCAGAAGCCAAAGAGATAATCATCTTCCTATTCTTTTCAGCTTCCAT